AGGGACTTAGAGTACCATCCAACTTTTCAGTAACTTATTATGATCGTATCCTAGGAAGACAAATAAATCGAACAAATATAACTAAAGAAATTACAAATTATCAATTTGAAGAAAAAATTCAAAATGATAAAAGAAATATATTTGTACTTAAACCTAGGTATCTAAATGTAATCTTAAATGACATGAATGAACTCATGAAATATAAAAAAGGTGCCGCTCAGTATGAGAGCGACACCTTAAAGAAAGGAGACAATATTAGACTTTACACTTGATCATTCTTCAGCAAGACGCTGGAAATAAGAAAGTGCATCATCTTCATCCTCATCTTCAGTAGTAATCTTTGGAAGAGAAGGAGACTTAGAACGAGCATAAGACTGCTCTAGTTCTTCTACAACTTTAGATTCAACGGAAGGAGATTGCTCATAACTAGCAAACTCATCTTCCTGTTCTACAACTGCACGAGAGCGAGTCGGAGAAGAATTCTTAAGACCGAGAACAGTGTTCATACGGTTCTCAAGTTCTTCATAAGACTTGAATTGATCAGGTGCAATAGTAGCAGCTAGAGAATATTGCTTCTTCCAGATTGCTTCAAGAGCATCATCATCACTAAGAAGAGGTTCGACAGGACCAAACTCAGACTTATCATAATTCCAATACCCATCTTTCTTTACGATCTTGAGTTTGAAATTAGCACCTTGCCAGAAGTCAAAAGGATTGATCGGAGTTTCATCCTCAAACTCAGGTTGCATTGCTTCCATGATCTTATCAAAGATCTTCTTACCATACTTAAACAGGAAGACTTTACCTTCGTTGGCAGGATTAGAAGGATCCTTCACAACATAAATGTTGCTGTAATAAGAGAGTTTACGCTTTTGTTTGCGAACGATTTCTTTGTTTGCTTCGGTTCCACTATTCCAGAGTTGTCGGTTATACTCAGAAACAGGATCTTTTTGTCCGATAGTGGTCAGAGAGTTCTCAATATACCAACCACCAGGACCTTGGAATCCATGGGAATAAACTTTAGACCAGGGAACATCTTCTCCTTCAGGTGCAGGAAGGAAACGAATCACTGCAAAACCGTTTCCAGTTTTATCCAGTTCTGGTTTCCAGAGACGCTCATCAGCACCCCCAGAAGTTGCACTCATCTTCTCCACTTCTTTTACCAGTTTAGAAGTCAGAGAACCAAGAGAGGATTGTTTTTTAAGATCAGCAAAAGACATTAGATTACCTCGGATTGTGTACGGATTTGGCTTTTGTGTACTTCGTTATTCTACAGGTCGGAACCTGTTTTGTCAATCTGTTCTTTCATCATCTCAAGCATCTTAGACATGTTATTGAGAATTATAGTCATATCAGTACCAGGAGGCATTCCCATCATAATCGCAGAATTGACAACTCGTTCTTTCATCTCAACTGCTTCGGGATCATCAGATAAACTCATTCTTGTATAAAGAACTTTTTGTTTATCTAAAAGAGTTTCAAGAACTTCAACATGTTGAAGTTTTTCTTCTTTGGTCATTGTAGGAAACTTGAAAATGTTTCCGTAAATTTGTTCTTGAAGTTCTGCAATTTGAGTCATTTCTGCTCGGACAACTTCGGAACTAAAAAAACTCATTGATCCTCCAGGACTATTTCTTTCAAAAGTTTTCGATAACGAAATACATCAATATTTAGAAATGGATTATATTTTTTAATTCTACGACTGACGGTTTCCCACACTGGGTCTTTAAGTTTCTTATCAAACTTATTCCCGAACAGGAATATCTTATCATATATCACTAGTGTTTCTAGGCTAATTTTCCCGCTCAGGAACTTTTTTAGAAGCGGTGGATGACCCTTTGAACACTTAAAAACATCTTCAAATTTATTTTCTTCAAATAAAGATTGACTTTCTTCTTTGAAAACATAAGAAAGAGACTGTACTTTCTTCTGCCAATTTTGATATCTTTCTTCCCCTTCTTTGATCATTTCCCCAATCCAAAGTGTTTCTGGATCAGGACATGAGACAAAGTTGGCAACAAAAAATTCTAGAACTTCTTTATCTGATTTTTGTCTTGAAATTTTTTCGAACCACATTCTGTCTTTGCGTTTATAAAAAGACTGAACGGTTGCTCTACTTTTACCACAATATTTAAAATAATCATAACTGTCTTTGGTAAAATGATTTTTCAAAGACAGATAACATTTGTAGGCATCAAAAGGCATCATCAAAAAATTAATTTTGCACGGGAGGTTTTTTTAAGAAAGTTCAATTCCATTGCTTCATACTTTATTTTTTCTTTCAATGGTTTTGATATGAGCTTTGGAACGGATTCCAAATCAATATTGTTTTGCTCACAGAAATAAACAATAGCATCAATATAATTCATTTCAGTATTAACCTGAACAAGATTTTCAATTTCTTGAGCAAAACTTGATGGGCAGAAGAATTTACTTTCTAACGCTTTTTCTAATTCATTCTCCATCTGACCTAGTATTGTGATGTACAAATTCTTTGATATACCGAACTAATAGCTTAATATAATCGTCTTTGTTTCTTTTGTCAAATACCTTTACCTCTCCACCAGGAGTCACCATAAGTGTAATGAGTTTCTTAATAGGTATTTCTGTCAATTCATAATATGCAGCAGCATAAAACATTTCTTGAACAAAATAATTTTCAATCCACTTTTCTGGTTTAATCTTATCTGATGTCTTGAAGTCTATAACAGCAAGTTCACCTTCGTATTCTGCAATACAATCGACTCTTCCCGCAAGTCCAAGATATTCTGAATAGAGTGTGCGCTCAATTGCATGAATATTATTTATCTTGTCCAAATATGGTTTTGCATGATGATACATGATTTTTGTCATGGGTTGATAATCATTCCACACAAGTTCTTTGTTTTCAAGATAATCTTGACAGACTTGGTGAAAGTCAGTGCCTCTTGCAGTTGCTCTTTTAGTAATACGATTTGCTTCTTCTAAACCTACTCGATTTCTCCAATCAATAAAAATTTGTCGATTGTAAAAAGAAGTAACCGAAGTAATTGAAGGAACCCAATCTCCATTTGGAAGATTATAGAGACGAATCCCATTCATCTCTTTTTTATTTAATTCAAGTTCACCTAGGTAATTATGATGAATAAATGTCATGCACCGATTTCCATTTTTGCGAGAATGTATTCTTTAACAAATCCTGAACGAACAATATCATCCACACTAAATTCAATAATATCAATTGATGGCATGATTCGAAGAATCTTCATGAAATCAACAATTCCATTTTTCTCATTTGTTTTGATGAGATCGGATTGAGTAGCATCACCACAGAAAAGAATTTTAGAATTCTCACCCACACGAGTAATGATTGAATCAAGTTCATGAAAGTTTAGATTCTGAAACTCATCGACAATGATGATTGCATTGTCTAGAGTTGTACCACGAATAAAAGAAGTGCTCCAGAAACTAATCGTACCTTGAGTTTTAAGATTTCCATAGAGCATTTCAAAAGAAGCTTCATCAGGCATTTCAAACATGTACTTCACCATGTTCTTATATGGAATCTGATAAAGACTTGACTTGTCTTCATGATCTCCAGGAAGGAATCCAATTTCACGAGTAGCAACCAAAGACCTTACGATATAAATTTTTTCATAAGGACTTTTTTCATCGAGAACATCTTTGATTGCATTATAAAGTGCAATAAAGGTCTTACCAGTTCCAGCGCAACCATAAGCAACAATGTTTTTATCTAACTTATAAGATTTAAAAAACTCTTCTTGATTGTCAGTAAGAGGTTCAATATTTCTTATAATGTCGAGATTGATTGGTTTCTTTCTCTTCATTTGCCTGTTGCTCATACCAAATGGAACTGGATTTTTAGGGGTGTTTTTTCTAGGCATATCAGACTGGTTTTACATTTGATCCTGGTACTTTTGATGCTTTGTATAGAACATCATTCCATCCAGGGTGAGATTTTTTAAGTCTATCATAGATTTCACCGACTTCTCCTGAATTGGGACAAGTTGACGGATCTGACCAATCCCTATCCCAATCTGGATTATCTATTTTCCACTGGTCCCAATCATGAACACTTAAAGTGACTTCTTTTTGTTCACCAGTCTGTTTATTAATAACAGGATATGTTGCCAATGTTACTTCTCCATAGTATGTAAGGATATTTATTCAATCGTAATTGAAGGAGCATCAGAGCATTCTGGACAGTCTTCACGAGTCCATCCAAGTGCTTCAGATACCGCAGGGAACTGGCAAGTAAAGATACAACGAACAAGTTCTGCAATCTCCATATGTTCCTTCTGCGTACCGTGTGCAGAGCGAAGATCGATGTAATGTATCCATGACCTTACAGAACCGGTCATATAAAGTCTTGTGGGGGTCGCCAAGGGCAGTACGAACCTTGCGCACTCCTTTGCTACTCCTTTCTCCAGAAGACGGTTGTAGAGTCTCAGACCCTGCTCAAAATGAACGCGGATGTCTTCGGTCAGAGTCAGTTTCAAATAGTCAGGAATGTCATCAATAGAGTTCTGACGATTCTTATTGTCTTGACGACGAAGTTCTGGTAGCGGAATAGTTTTATTCAGAAGATTTGTGTCAGCATACCGTTGTGAAAATTCTTGATATGTGAAAGAACGGTGTCGTAAGATTTGAGCTGCTAGACCGCGAGTGGTGTTAATCTCTACGGTCATACTTGCTTGCTCAAAGATACTCCAGTGTTGATGTTGAATACAGTACTTAAGGAGACCAGAGAACTTTTCATTATCCTGATTAGCAGGATTAGAAACCCTAGCACAGTATGCCATATGTTTCTCTGCATCAGGAGTAACACTAATCAGTTTTACTTCTGGTTTCATAAATTCAAATTCTTCAGTCAGCATATCCATCGTCATCGTCATAAAATACTTCGTCGTAATCGTTTAGGTAAGGTGCAATTTCTTCATATCGTGGTTCTTGTGTATAAGAATCCACATCAGAATTAATCTCTGACTTGAGACATTCTACCAGAGACTCAAGGTTTCTGACAATAATCTTAAGCTTTTCTTGATTCATGTTTATCAACCTCGACAAAGGTAATTATACACAAAAAAAAGAGGGGAGTCAAGTCCCCTCTTAAATCATTTTGCTGCTACCAGAGTAGCAAGAGATGCTTTACGACGCCTCTCTTCTTTTTGCTTTTGCTCTTTAATGAGTTGAAGTGCATTAAGTTTTTTCATTTTGACCTCTCCATGGAAAGTTTATTTCCATTTTCATCAACATAAAACATGGTTCCACGATAGATTTCTACTCGCGGTTCTTGTTTAAATGATTGATTTGGGCGGTTAGCAGTATCATATTCGATACCACGATATACTACTTTTGACATTAGGTTTCTCCTTAATGGTTTAGGTTAAAGAGCGTTCCTTCAGTCGGCGTTTGCGTTCGCTATTTGCGAATAGCGAATGAACGATCCGTTCCGCGTCGGCTTACTTCCGTCCTATTAGGTTTTAGCACTTTACTATGAAGTCCTTTCGGAGTTCTAATAACAATCGGTCCTCTATCTTTTGAATTACTACATCGTCGTTTTTAACGATGTCCATTAGTTCCATCGCGGTGTCGCAAGAAACTGCAACCTGTTGGATGCTAGATGCT